GCCGCCTCTCCAATTGTCTGTACCTTTATATAACATAGGAATTGGTGGTATATTAATCGAGAATCCTTTACCTCCAATGACAGGAATCCAATCCGGTATTTTTATACCTAATTCATTAACGCCTTTAATTGCTCCATTTATCAAGCCAATAATAGCATTTATCGGTGTTTTTATCAGTCCTACTATAGCCGTTCCCCAACCTTCAAAAAATGTTTTTATACCGTTAAATGCTCGTTTCCAATCTCCTGTGAAAACTCCTGCTATAAATTCTGTTATGCCTTTAAACATTTTCAAAACACCGTTTATATATTGCATAATTCCCGATGCAAAACCGGAAACAAAACCAACCGCCGCCGAAAATGCTACTTTTATTTTAGCAACAAAAACATTAACTAGAAAAGTAACTATAGGTTTCATAAATACAATTATTTTACCTATAATTAATCTCAAATTACTTACTATTACGCCTATAGTTTCTTTCATATTTGAAAATGTATTTTTAAACTTGGTTACATCAATACCACTTTTAAGAAATACGCTTTTTATTACTGCCCCCACTTTCTTAGCAGCCTCTTTTATCTTATCCCAGTTTTTATATATGAGAACTCCTGCAATTACAATAGCTGCTAATACGCCTATAACAATTGCTGCCGGACTTGTTATAACGCCCATAATCCCCCCAAAATTTGCTATTGTCTTTGTAATTATTCCAAACTTACTCACGCACAATGATACTATTGTAACCATCTTCCCAAACGCAAATATAGCCGGACCCACTGCCGCCGCAATTGACGCAAACTTGATTATTGATTTAACCTGTCCTTCGCTCAAATTGCTAAGTTTATCGCCTACCACGCCTATTACGTCCGCTACTTTATTAAATACCGGTGTAAGTGCTGTTCCAAACTTAATTAAAGAGTTTTTAACTCTATTAATTGATATATCCATTTTTTCCGTAGGTGTTAGCATCTTTTCATAAGCTGCCTGCGTGGATCCCGATGCACCATTCATTTGTTTTAATGCCTCTGCAAAACCTGCGGAACCTTTACCTGCTAGTACCATAACCGTGTTTAATGCCTCTGTGGAACCAAATAGCTGCGCCATTTTTTCAGCATTTCCACCGGTTTTTCCCTTTATTTCTTCTAAAAACTTCGCCCAACCAACACTTTTTAAATGTGCTGCCGAAAAATTCAAACCTAAATGTTTTGCCATTTTTGCCGCTGCATCTGTTGGTTTCAAAATATTACTGTATGCAGCTTTTAACCCTGTCATTGCTTCGCTCGTTCCAATACCGTTATTGGTTAATACAGCAACACTCGAAAATAATTCTTTTGTAGAAACATTTAAACTTGATGCAATTGGTATAACATTTCCTATACTACTTGCCATATCTCCAAATGTTGTTTTGCCGTAATTCTGCGCAATAAGCATCTGATCGCTAATATTTTTTGCCTCTTTAGCTTTTAATCCATATGCATTTAGAACGGTTGTTAATCCATCCACCGCCGTTCCTGTATCTGTAAAGCCGCCTTTCGCTGCTTTTATTGCCGTTGCTACAAACTCGACGCTTTTTGCTGTTTCTATACCGGATGATATAGCCTCATACTGTGCGCCTGCTATCTCCGTAACACTAACGCCCATGGTATTTGAAAGATCTATTACCTGCTCTTTCAATTTAGCCATGGGCGTTGCTGTTGTGTCTGCTATGGTTCCAACTTTAGCCATAGCATTTTCAAAATCATTACTCATTTTTACTGCTGCTACCCCTACGGCAGCTATAGGGAGTGTAATAGATTTGGTTAAGGATGCCCCTGCGCTTGAAATGGTCTTACCTGCGCTTTGGATTTGCTTTCCTGCTGCTATTGACTCTTTTCCCATTTGCTTCATACTTTTTATAACTTCTTTTGACGGTTTTGTAAATCCATCTATAAACTGTATGGCTGTACTTATAACCCTTCCCACGACTATTCACCCCCAAACATTTTACTCATTTGTTCATATAATTCGTTTTTATCTTCGGTTTCCTGCCTCATATATACCCTTGCGATTCTTTTTTGACCTTCCGGCAGGCTCATGTATTCAAACGGTTTCCAATTTTTAAAGCGATAGTGCAGGTAATCCATTTGTACCTCCCTATCGCTTTTTATTAGTTTTTTACTTTTTTATCCGTTGTTTCCTCTGTCTCAAATCCGCTTAATTTAGAAATTTCAGTAGCGATTTTATTAATCTCGCCTTTGAAAATTTTCTTTGCAGCGTCCGCAGGTGTAGCTGCTCCAATATACTTTAATAACGCCTCGTCTTTTAAGTTTGGTTCTATTACTCCGGCTGCTACGATCTTTGCATTTGTGCTAAATGCTCTGCCGTAGTCTACCTCCCCATCTTCATCCAAACCACTTGCACTCAATGATCCGAATAGATCTCCGTCGATTGCTTGGATCTTAACTTTAGCATCTTCTCCTAATAACTTTGATAACGCCTTACTTTCCAATTCCTTTGTTTCAATTTTTTCAAATTCCTGTTTATCTACCGCCATCAATTTTTCAACTATATTCATGGTTAATTCTCCTTATCTGTAATATAAAAGAGGCTGCACATTGGCAGCCTCAACACGTTTATGAGTTTTTATTTATTTATTGTCTGTAATGGTTCCCAATCTTGGAATGTAAAAGGATAACTTTCTTCACTGTTCTTTCCTGCCTCCCAATCTGCAAGGATCAGTTTATCAAGAACGCAACCATAATATGCTACTCTTTCTGCTCCTATAGCGTCCGGATCATTTACGTTTGATATAATTGTATGTGTAGGTGTCTTTCCTGCTCTAACCGCTGCATTTACCTTGTTCATTACAAATGAATTAATCTTATGCAGCTTAATTTCACCCTTTGGCTCTAATCCGGTTATTTTCTGTCCATCAACAAGGCTTTGGCATTGGGTGATAGATGTCTTTTTAAATCCAACCTCTGCTTTGCATGCGGTAATATTCGCTAAATACTCACCATCGAACCAAACCTCCCCCCATGTACCATTAATTACCTGTTCCGGTCTAAATCCGTTCATTCTACTTTACCTCCTTAAAGTTAGATATAGATAGGCATTGCAATATCTTCTATTGCATCTAAGATCTTTACGTTTCCAGTAAGAAAAACCTTGGAACCGGTATCTGCAACCCTAATTTCATCCTCTGTCATTTCTGACGTATCAATTCCCTTTAATTGCAAATAGCTTGTTTGCGCTGCTATGTCGATATCAACCAAATAACTTGATATAATTCCATCCTTCAGCAATTGCATAAAGTAACCACTAATGGCTGTCATTAATATGCACTTATTATTATAGGAATTTGCATACTTTCCTAAATAATTGTCCTGTGCGGTCTTGGTGATATCGTCGTTAATCATATCCATTGCCTCAACGATCTTAATCTTTTTAAAGCTATCACCTTTTCCTTCTGTAGTTGTTACAAAGCTGTTTACACCCCTTACAACCTTTACTTTCTCACCATCCCAAAAGGTTATAAATTTTCCTTCATCTACCGGTGTATCGATATCGTTTAATCTTGTACAATCCGATAATTCACCTAATGGTGCATTTGTACACGAGATTGTTAAAGGTGTACCTGCAATTAATCCTGCAATTCTACTACAATACTGTTCTGCTGTATAAATAGTATCAACCTTTGTTATTGTTCCATCTGCTGCTTTTGTGCTGTCTGTCTTAACGTTCTTGTCGATCGAGTAGTTAACAACTCCCTCGTTATCAGCCTCCGTATTCGGCAAAACAGCCTTAATTTTCTTTTTCTTTGTGGTTCTCATGGTTTTAACCCATGTTGCAATATCCTGCGCTTTACCGTCTGTTTGGACTGTAGGAATTGCTAAATAATCAAATTTAATGGTTTCAATAGCCAATAAAGCGGCATCATATCCTGCTTTTATCGCTGCTGCATCTGCGTTGTTTGCGATCCCCATACCGTAAACCAATACTTTTTTAGGTGTATTTACATAACCTATTAAAGCAAGTTTTATCTGTTCTTTGGTTGCATCGCTAAAAGTATTTGGAATATCGCTTTCCAAAACAACCGTAGCCGGATTAACCGCCGGTGCTGCCAATGCATCCTTTACTAACAGCATTACAATGCCTCTTTCTCCTCTTGTAATTGCCGAAATCGCTTTTTCAATAAAGCTAATGTTAATACTAGGTGCGCCCATCTTTAAAACTCCTTTCTAGCTGTTTTTCATATTCATATTTAATGTATCTGCAACCTCTTGCGTTTCTTTCATACTTGTGTTCTCTTTATAGTCAAATTCAATACTAATTTGCAAAATGTCTGAATACTCTCCGATGTAATCATGTGAAAACTCTCCAACCGTAATTTTTCTATTTCCAACTAAAAAAACCAACCCGAAAAGGTCTTTTATTTCATCAACCTTTTGTAGTTGGTCTAGTTCGTTTGTTTCCTTTTGGAAATATGTTATTTTTATAGTCTTTCTACCACTTGAAAAATTCTTTGTTTCCGCTTTGTCTCCACCGTCTACAATCTCCGCAAAGAAAGAAGGAGTTTGATACCCTTCTTTTATCTCCTTACCGTATATTTTATAGTCCGGTTCTTTATACTTTGATTTTAACAAGCTGTTGACCGCTAATTTAAGATCAGTAAGTTTCATCACAAATCACTCTCTTTCAAAATATCATCAACCATTTTTTCAAATCGTTCCGGTACAATATCATTATATTCCTGCCTAGTTTTCTCCATAATGTGTTTACCTACTACGAATCCAACTACCCTGCCACCCCTTACAATATTGTGTCCATTTTCGATTAAATGGAAATGCCTTGCTGAATTATATATAAGTGCCGCCATTCCTAAGCGTTCATCAACAACAGTTGATCCCCATTTTTCTTTTATAGCTTTTTTCTTTTGGTACTCATTCCTATCGTGCTGCTTCAATTCTGTATTTGCTCTATTTTTTGCAGATTTTTTAAAATCTTTGGCTATACTCTTTAGCGTATCTTTGGCTTGAACCGGACAACGATTTACTGCTTTTATTAAATCTCTCTCTAACTCTTCCAATCCCTCAATTTTAAAGTCACAGTTACCTGCCCATCCATATGCCATTATTTCGCCTCTTTCTTATCAATTCTTTCAGTACAAATAATTTCTAACATTTCGTTATTTTCCTTAACATTAATGATAGAAACAATTTCAAAATACCGTTCTTTAAATTTAATAAGCATATCCGGCGTAACATTTTTTAAATATCGTATAGTGATTTTATAAGTAAGTTCCGGTCTAATACGCTGCGCCTCTTGATACTCCCTACCTCGTGTTGGTTCAACACTCGCCCAAATTTTTCTTACTTCGGTTAAAACCTGCTCCTTCTGCAATAAAGCGTTGTCTTTTTCTTCATATTGATATAAGGTAATGCGCTTATTGGTTCTTCCTATATCCATCATTTCACCTACTTCATTTGCAATTGCAGCATAAGCGATTTAGTCATAAAACTAAAATCCTCGCCAACGTTTCCCACCGGCGTTCTTTTTTCATACCAATAAGAAATAAGTAATTGCAAATACACCTTTTCTAAAGAATAGTCAATTGCTTTTCCTTCGGCATCAGCTGCAGGATATTCTTTCCCTGTGGCATTTATTAAATATTGCTCTGCTGCTGTTATTAGCAAGTTAAGTAAATCTATTTCTTTTTGGTATTCCTCGTCTGTATCGTCTAAATCAAGTCTTGCGTACTGCTCCAATTCTTCCGTTTTAATAATACTCATGTTACACCGCCTTAAAAGGCGGCAGGTTTTACCCTGCCGCTATAGTGTTAATTATTTTATTATGCCGGCTGCTTTGCTAAGAAATCGGTGATAATTTCATCCTTTTTATTAGCACTTGTAACCGCCAAAGTGTACCCTAATTGGGTAGCCAATTCTAGGATCTGATCCTTCGTCATTGCCTCTAATTCTGCCTGCGAATATTTTCCGTTATTATCTGTATCGGTAACTATTAAGTGTTCTGCCATAACAATTGCCTCGGTATCAACCGCTTTAATATCAAGTCTTTCTCTAACTTTGATACCGGTTTGATCTTTGTTCCATAAATCACCGGCAATACTTGAAATGTCGATTGTAAGAGTTTCACGATCAAAGATAGTAATAGCCTCTTTTAAATCTCCGCAAACAATCGGCACCTTATAGCCACCTGTTACCTGCTTGCTTGGTAATGTACGGTTGCTTACTTTGGTAATAGGATATTTACCGAACAATAACATTTGTGTTGGTTTTGTTGGATCCGGCTGTAAGATGTACTTTCCGTCGCTGTCCTTTAAAGTATCAAGCCAATTATAACCATCTTGGTTTGTTACTGCTACCGCACCTAAAGCAATTGCCGGATCTAGCATAATATTAAAAATTTTCTTTAAATCATCCAGTCCGTTTACTGTTACCTCTGCATCGGTGGTAATTTCTCTAATCTTTGCAACAATCATAAAATTTCTTGTTGCTTTTGATTTCTTAGCGATCCACTTTTTCAGATATGCAATGATATTTTCTGCGGTATCAGATAACAATTCCTGCGTAATCTTTAAAATACCGCCTTTTTTCTTTACTTTGTAGTCAATATCATCAAACTGTGGTGTTGAAACCTCCGGAAATTCTGCCGCCTCTTCTACGTTATCAAAAGGCGTTTGATCTGCGTATCTTTCAATAACTCTGCTGCCGGAAACTGTGCTTACCGTTTCAACATTTACCAACATTTCTAAAGCGTCGTCGGATCTTCTTAGTTCCTTCACTGCGGTTCTAATATCCTTGGGAACTGTTAAGCCTCCGTCCTCGTCTTTACCTTCACTCATGGAATTAAGAATTTCCTTATCCTCTGCTGTAAGGCTTGTTTTTCCAATTGCTGCTTTAATGGCATTTACAAACGCGCCTGCAACCTTTTTCGTAGCGTCAACAACGGTTTTCGCTGTACCACTTGCAATTTTGTTTACAATATCGTCCTGTGCCTCATCCTCTAAATCATAGAGTAAATTAAATTGTGCCTGTAGATCCTTTAATTCGTCTTTTGCCTTTGTTGCATCTTCAATCTTTCCTGCTGCCGCAAGGTCTTTCACTTGCTGTTTTTTGTTCTTGATACTATCAAGTAATTTCTTTAATTCTTCGTTCATTTATGAACCCTCCTTAATTTTTGGCATTAAAAAATGACTTAGATCAAGTCCAAATCATCTAAAATCGCTGTTATTTGTTTTTCTAACTCTGTATTATCCTCCGGCGTTACCGGCGGCGTTTGATCTGGTAGTAAATTCTTATTATCCTTACCGGTGAATGTACCTGCTAACTTTTCTGCTAACCTTACTGCCAAAGCCTCAATGTCAATCTCTGCCGACATCTGTTTATTTTGCAGCTCTTTTGGTACATGATTGTACTTGTCGAAATATTCGCTTTCACATGATGCAGCAACTTGCATGCTTTCTGATATTTCAATATCAAAATATTCCTGCATT